CCTGAACTCCAGCAACACCTGTACATGCGCTGCACAGCCAACCCCGGAGGAGTGGGTGGTTGGTGGGTCAAGAAGACTTACATCGATGGCTTGGAACCAAACAAGTCTTTTCCTGCCTTCGATATAGAAACACGAAAAGAATTCCTGTGGCCTGACGGTCACGAAAAAGCAGGTCAGCCTCTGTTCCTTCGCAAATTCGTACCGGCAAGGCTGACCGACAATCCCTACCTGATGGCAGACGGCCAATACGAGGCTATGCTCAGGTCGCTCCCGGATGTCGAACGAAGGCGACTCCTCGAAGGTGATTGGGACGTGGCGGAGGGAGCGGCCTTCCCCGAGTTTACGAGAACAAGACATGTGGTCGAACATTTTGAACTTCCAACCAACTGGCCCCGTATTCGTGCGGCGGACTACGGCTACGCAAGTCCTTCGTGCGTTTTGTGGGGGGCTATTGACTGGGATAATAATATCTGGGTTTATCGCGAGTTATACGCTAAACACTTGACAGCAGAAGAGTTAGCCGATAAAATATTAGAAGCAGAACAACTCGATCCCTTGCCGTACTACACGGTCCTCGACTCGTCGTGCTGGAACAAGACAGGCTTCGGCCCATCGATAGCAGAGACGATGATGAGAGTCGGTGTGCGGTGGACGCCATCCGACCGTAATCGTATTCAGGGGAAGATGGAGATACATCGTCGCCTCGCTGACGATCCGTACACGAACGAACCACGCCTACGCATCTTCTCCTCGTGTCAGAACATCATCAAGCAGCTTGCGGGTATCCCCCTCTCGAAAAGCAACAGTGAAGACGTAGACACGAAGTCAGAAGATCACGCGTACGACGCCCTACGCTACATGCTGATGACACGAGTGAGCGGATACTCGTCGATCCACAAACAACTCGGCGCAATCAAAAACCAAGTCCACCAAGTCCACGACGCGACATTCGGATATTAATCGATGGCAAAGAAAAAAGACCCCACACAGATTACTTTGCGAGAAGCTGCTGACACATACAATGCTCGTGGTGCAGGAAAAATTGCAAGGTTTGGTCCGAAGGGTACACTAAAACAATATGGAGACATGCCCCTCGTAGAGGCGTATACACCTGATGAAAACGGTGTACGTCCTATTGACACGATGTTCGAGGGAATGAAAAGTCAAGGTGCAGTTAACTCTCTGAAGGATGATCTTCGCCTAATTTCTAAAGATGTTAATCGCCAAATATTCAATGCTAATCCACAATCTCCAGCACTCAACTTGCTTCCGGGTCTAGAGGCGGATGATCCACAAACTTTTAATATTTTTGGGGAGCGAGTATCCGCCCCAAAACAAACTGAAATTGCAATCATCGTTCAGAATAAAGAGGGATGGTCGGAGTTTATGCAGCAGTTAGATTCGATTCGTCAAGGGGGAGGAAATGATGCTGTCATTGCTGATGCTATATATGTCAACTTGCAAACAGGCTATCGTGGTGGAGCAATAGCGGGACTAACTGGTGCAGAATATAAAGTTGATAGGGGCACTATCGAGATTACGCCCCAGACTAAGGCAACTCCAGACTTAGAAAAACGTGCAGGCGCACAAAAAGTAGGCGGCGCACGAGGAACAGCCATCCCACAAGACGTGCCTCTAAACGAGCAAGCACATGTTCGTCTTCAACAGCGTTTGACTGCTAATCAAGAAAACTCCGGTATACGTTCATTTATTGAGAGCAAAATAAAAGCAGGTAAAGCCGCTCCCATTTTTGTTATCGAAGGAAAGAATGGAAAATATCGTCAGGTAAAAACGGATGATATGACAGAGGTTCTTTCCCGTATTAAAACTTCTACTCCTATTATCAAAGACAACATAACCAACAAAGAATTTAACACTCTTGTACCTGACGATCCTGCATATAAAGGTAAAGATAAAAAGGGAAAATTTGGTGCGCCTCTTCTTCGTAACGTATTTGCAAATGTAGCAGCGTACGAAGTAGGGATGCCGGATAGAATGCTTGACTTCCTACAAGGAAGAAGTTTGAAATCTGGCGCAGAAACACGATCAAAGACGGCTAAGTCTGGATATCTTCCACGCCCACGGGGCACGTTCTACCCCGCAGAAAGAGATGCTGCACAGACAGTCGGAAACTGGTTTGATAGTGTGCAAGGCGTTACCGTAACGGACAGATTTAATTTTGAAACGGACAGGGTAACCAGCACAAATTATCGCATACCGGGTATGTTCGATCAGCCCAC